CACTCAATTCCGTTAGCTCCAAGACTAGGTGGTGCAACTTCTCAAGCAACTGCTACTGCAACTCCTTTACAGGTGATTGCAAGAATGGCAAGATTGTTAGATACACAGTTTGTTGACACTGATGGTAGATGGTTAGTTCTACATCCAACTTTTATTGAAGTCTTAAAAGATGAAGATTCACGTCTTCTCAATGGTGACTTCGGTGAGTCAGGTGGATTAAGAGCAGGTCTATCTGTAGGAAAGATACACGGATTTGACGTATATATGTCAAATAACTTACCTGCAGTTGGAACAGGACCGGGAACTACAGGTTCAGCAAACCAAAACTCTAACTACGGAGTTATCGTTGCAGGACATAGTTCAGCAGTAGCTACTGCAGAGCAAATCAATAAGACAGAGACATACAGAGACCCTGACTCTTTCGCTGATATTGTTCGTGGTATGCATATGTATGGCAGAAAGATTCTCAGACCTGAAGCAATCGTAACTGCTAAATATAACG